TCAACATACTAATTTCCTTTTCCTGCCGCTTTCGGTTGTAGGAGATTCAACTCGGCATAATTGCTTATGAGTTGGCTTTGCGTTCAGCCTTCAACTTGTCAGTATGACTCTTGCCAAACTTGCTATATGCCGTTGGGAAAGAGCCAGACCAACCTTCTAGTCGAAATGCTGGCGCTGATAGAACACGATGAGTTTCCTCACCGCACTCACATTTGAGAATTGTTGCCTCATAATCAACAAATCTCTCTGTTTTATGCCCATTTACACAGGCGAATTCATACATTCTTTTCATTTAAGTCCTCAAATGCTCGCTCGCTGACTTGTTTTAAGTTTTTCAGCCAAATAAGTATTGATAACTCACCTTTGCGAAATTGTAGAGTCTTTTCATCTGCAATTGTTGAAATATTATTCAAAGGTTCAATCATCTTGTCAACATCTTCCATTAAATCCACCCAACCTTGAGTGGACATAGTGGTGAATCGCTCTTCGTAATATTTCTGCAGTTCAGGTGTCATTGTTTAGTCATCTGTTTTTCAACAATCTTAGCCTTGTTCTGAATATCTGCTTCTTTAAGCATCAATTCAGCAATCTTGACTCGCTTATCAAACTCTTTAGAAGCTAAAGCATCTTCGTTTGGCAGATTCTTAGTCGTAGCAGCCATGCTCTTAGCTTGCAACTCAATAGGCATCAATTGAGCCTCTGTTAACAACTTCTGAGCCTCAGCTTCATTCTGTTTTGCTTGAGTCGTTTGGACAGCAATCTGAGCCTGTGCCAACTGCATAGCCAACTGTTGTTGCATCTGTTGAGCTTGTTGGGCTTGTGGATCGCCTTGTGACATCTTGTCGAGCATCTCAATCAACTCAAAGCGGTTTGACAGAGAGGAATTCGCCATGATTCCCTTGAGAATGACTGGCAAAACAGGTGTATTTGGGCCAAGGGTCTGCAAAAGCGCAATAAACTGCTGTTGTTCATGCTCACGAGCAATGATTCCCAATGCGGCAGTCGGAATAAACTTCATGTCCACAGTAGGGTAACGCTCTGGGTCGAACTGCATATAGCGGTAAGTCGCTTTGGTGATGAAGGGGATCATGAAATCCTCTTGGAAGTTCACCAATGTACGCTTGTATTTCTTGATAATCGAGGCTACAGCCATCGAAATACCACCTTGACCTGCATCACGAGAAACTGCAGACACCATTCCTTGAGAATCTAGCGTACCAGTAGCCTGTAAAAGCATACGCTCAAACTCTTTAGCAGTCGTCAGGTTAGAGCCATCAGTATTGCCAAACTTGAATGGAAACAGAATCTCATTAGGATTGCCGTTTGTCAGGATAGCCTTGCCTGGCTTAACTTCAAACTTAGCACCACGAGGCAAACGAGTAGCATCCATAGCCATCATCGGGCTTGTAGTAAGCGCCAAAGAGTCTAAGTGGCTACGAACTTGGGCATCAATAGCCTTCTGTGAGTTGTAAGCCTTCTCTACAGTACCACGACCCAACAAACGATTAGGAACTGTGTCGTCCTGATACGCAAGGATTGGGCGGTCTTTCATCATGTATGGGTTCTTTTCTGCCTTCAGAAGAACACCATCATTTGCAATCACGACAATTGCCTCAACTAGATCGGAATACTCGTCCTGAACAGAGTCTTCAGGGAACAAGTCCTCTACTTCACCATCTTCGTTTTCTAGTTGCTCAAGGTATTCCCTAGGAACTAGACCATAGTAGGTCAACAGTTTAACTTTGTCGTCTTCGTATTGAGTAATCTCTTGGGTAGGCTCTAAGTCTGTATCCATCGAATCAGTACCAATTTGTACCTTGCGATAGATACCATCTTCCTGACCTTTAACGACCTTGTGGATAGAAACATACTTCTCTACAGCCACACCCATACAGTCATCAATAGATGTGCCGTTAGGGTCAAACAAGAAGTTTCTAGGGTTAACAGGAACAATCTTTACGGCAATGCGGTCTTTTTCGACAACACCAATAGCCGCTTGTCCCATTTGACCAGGGATTGCTTGTGTAGCGGGAACAAAGATTTTCTCTGTTTTGACAACAATCTCACCGATACCAGTACCATAGAGTTCTGCTAACAACTCAATTTGGTCAATAGATTTGCGAATCTTATCAACCTTGAAGTCTTCCATGAGTTGAGCCTTGATAGCAGCAACATCTAATGGATTGTTGTTGACATCACGAATATCGTCTTGGATGTCAAAGAACTCACCTTGACCAAAGATAGCCTCCATGATTTCGGCATGGCGGGTTTCTACAGCTTGTTGGGTAGCGGGAGTAACAATTCTTGAACGCTCGGAATCACGAGTTTTATCCTCAACAGCCCACTCACCATTGAAGATACGCTCATATTCAAGCCATTCTTCTAGATAGTTGGTATCTCGGTAATCACGCCAGCGATCACAATGGTTAACAACAAAGGCGGTTAATTCCTTGTCGGAATCAGACGGCTCATCAAATTCATAGGTGTTTTCAGCCATTTTCAGACCTCATAGTGATTGTTCTTACGCATATTCTCAATTGCGGGAATAATTTGCAAGTTGTTTGGCACATGAAGTCCGCAAACATTTTCGCCCTGCAACGGGATTATATGATCAACATGCCAGTTTTGACCACTTTCTCGTGATCGCATAGATGCTACCTGATAGTAGCATTGTATTTTCAATTTATCAAATTCCGTCAACCAACTTGGTGTGCGTTGTAATTTTGCAGCTCTTCTTTTAGCAGAGTAAGCCAATACAAGTCCAAGATTATTTTTAATCCACAATTTTTTAACTTCTCTTCTTTTAGAAATAGTTTCTGCTTTTCTTAAAGCAATACGTTCTTTGTTTTCTTGGTCATATTTTTGTTGGTAAGCTTTTATTTTTTCTTTATTTTTTAAAACGTAATCTCTTAAAGTCGCTTTTCTACCTTTTGAATTTTTTTGTCTCTTTTCAGTATATTCAGCCATAGTCATAAAGCCTTCTCTTTCACGCAATCTAGCGTGTTCTGCTTTTCTTGACTCAGGATTAGCTAATCTATTAAGCTTAGTTTTTTCATAATGACAGACTTTGCAAAAATTTAAATGCCCATCTGCCATTTGTTTATGTTTATGAAACAATGAAATAGGCTTAACCTGAAAACAGCCTTTACAAGTTTTTGTCAAATTAAGCGTCATTTTTAAATTAACAGCCCGAAATTATGTCCAGTGGCTCCCAATCCTCACTATCATCGTCTTCCATATACGATGTAACAGCTAGTTGGTCAATGTAACTAAGGGAGTCAGGTAGGTCATCGTGGACACCTTGAGCAGGGAACAGGATTAACTGGTCTACAAACTCATCCCAATCTTCCTCAGAATTTAACACAATTCTGCCATGCTCGAACCTACCTTGTAAAGCCCAGATGATTCTGTCTGCTTTTTTTCTATTCCCATGTGTCAAATCCACAATATGCGCAAATGTGTTGTTTTTTCGCATAAGGTCACTCAAGTAGGGTAAAACAGCGTTCTTTAGCGCCCCCCTCTCAATCCCTACAGCTAAAGGTCTGTAGTCACGAATAGCCATCAGAATCTTAGCGGCAGTCTCTCGAATATCCCATCTTCCGTGCTCAATCTTCTGAACAAACCACTTCCCATCGTCTGTCACCTTCACAATAGAGATAGCAGATTCATCCAGACGCTTCTTAGAGTTAGCCGCTTGTTTGGCAACTTCCTCAAATCCTGCAAGGTCAACAGCAATGTAATAGCTTCCATAGTTCGGCTCTACTCCATACTTGATCCATTCTTCTTTGAAGATGTCTGAACCTGCATTGGTGAAGCTCGCCATGTATTCCTGCTTAAAAGCAAAGGAACTCAAAGTCTTCTTGGCAGACTCAATCTCTTTCTGGTCAATCAAAGGGTTGTCTGCGGTGGTGAAGTGCCAACTCTTCCAGTCAGGATCATCTTCACTTTCACCCAGTTTAAAGGTGTCATAGAACCAATTACGCCCTTTAGGAGTTCCAATAAACAAAGCCCTTCCTCGTTTATCAGATAGAGATGCTCGGATAACTTGTTCCCATGCTTCAGGCTTAATGTCGGCTACCTCGTCTAACACTGCGTACGTTAGACTAACACCACGAAGGGTATCGGGTCGGTCAGCACCACGAACATAGATTCTTGCTCCGTTTATCAGAGTGATGTCTAAGTTGTTCACATGGGAGTTCTGGATAATGTCCCTACCAAGGTCTAACAGCAAGTCCCAGATAATCTGTCTTGATTGTCCCATAGTAGGCGATACATAGAGTACCGCAGAGCCTTGTGGACACTTGAGTCCCTCAATCAAGAGCGTTACAGCCGCCATCCTAGACTTACCACAGCGACGACCAGCAGCCACTACCTTAAAGCGTGTCGTATCCTTAAATACCTCTTGTTGCCAAGGAAGCAAGCTAAAGTTCAAATCAGCCATATTTAGCCTCTACATCGTCAACAGGGTTAGCGTCTACTACCATTGGTTCTTGTCCCAAGCCAGTGATATTGATTGTGACAGCACTCCTTTGGCTCTTGTCCTTCTCAAACATACTCACAGGTAATGTCCTGTCTAAACACATCTTGAGTGCAACCAATTGATGTGGATGGTCGTCATTCAAAGCTATCTCTATCACCTTCTGAGCAACATCCTTACCTCCACTCCTAATCATCAACTCCTTAAGCTCCTTGAGCCTCTGGTGGTCTGTCTTAGGCAATACAGCAGGCGGGTTATCAGCAAACCTCTGTATCGTCATCTTTACAGACCCCTTAGGTCTTCCTCTTCCTCTTTTCAACTGAGCTTCCATTTGGACTCCTTTTCGTTTTAGCTTTTTCTGAATGGGGGAAGCACCACAAATATCTACTACTCCCACCTACCCCCTCCCCCCCCATCAACACCAACACCAGGGTTTCTACTACTGTCTATCTATCCAGTACTGTCCAGGCATACAGATCAGGGTTTACCCTATGCAGCAAATGTCCTATTGTCCTATTGTCCTATGTATGGGACAGATGAGGTGCTTTATTGGGGTACTTGGATTATTTTGGTTTACTAGGTTTCCCTATTCGTTCCCTATTGATTCCCTTACCTTACCTACACTAGATTGATCTTCATTGGGGCTGTTCGTTTGTTTCCGCGAGGTTCGTTACTAACCCTATTGTCTCCAATGGTTCATCGCTTCTGTATCCTTGAGAGTGCACGTGTTGATAAAGGGCTAGTATGTTCTCGAAGCCTTGAGAGATATTCCCTTGTCCAGCGGCTAAAAGTATTTGCAGCTTAGGGTTGTCTAGTTTTCGGCGGAATTGAACCGTGTCAGATTTTGGGGGCCTTGGCATTGTCCGAACCTTATCCAATAAATAATTTAAATAAATTCTATCATCTAAGGGTTTATCCCTATGTTTTTTTCTTTTTTCTTTGCTACTCTATACATACCGAACTAGCGGATCTAGTACAACTGATAGGCGTCAACATGAAAAACACTCTTTTAGATATCTTTGCAGCCATTGTGATAGGTCTAATGCTTTGCATAGGTCTACTGGCTTATTTTGATGTTTTGGTTAAATAATTTTCTTTTATTGATAGGTGTGAACAATGAAAAATCCTTACAAAACAATCCTGGCAACCCTTGGTCTACCCTATAAAACAATTCTAGGGGAGTCATCCGCAAAAACAGTTAAGGGAGAAAAAATCGGTTATTTGACGGGTATCGTTTACTTAGTACCCGATGAAATCATTTGCCCTTTAGCAAAGCTTGCTGGCTGCTTTTATGGCTGCCTAAAAAGCGCTGGCCGTGGAGCTTTCAATAGCGTACAAAAAGCCAGAGAAGCAAAAACACAGTTTTTCTACAATAATCAAGAAGCTTTTATGCTTTCATTGTGCGCTGACGTGTGGTCTTTGGCTAACAAAGCAAAGCGCATCGGTCTTATTCCATTGGTGCGCCCTAATGGCACAAGTGATATCGCTTTTGAGAATATTATTGTGCATGATGGAAAAACAATTTTTCAGTTGTTTCCTGACGTACAGTTTTACGATTATACAAAACATCCTTCACGCAAATTAGACGGGAAAACAGCGGGTAATTATGATCTTACTTATAGTTTTTCAGCCATTACCCCAAAACCGATATCAATTAAGGGCTTAACTAACCCGAATAATGCTCGTACGGCTGTAGTTTTTCAAAAGCAGAGCGATATCCCTGACAATTTTAGGGGCTGGCCTGTAATTGATGGAGACAATAGCGACGTGCGCCATATTGAACCTAAATCAGTAGTTGTTGCCTTATATGCTAAAGGTAAAGCTAAAAATGACAATGGCGGTTTTGTTCAAATTAAAGGGGTTCACTATGCATAAGACAATGATTGCAAAATATAAGGGCCGATGCGCCCTATCTGGTGCGCCTATCATGCCAGGGGATCAAATTACATACGATACAGCGACAAAACAAGCTTTTTTGTGTGAGCCAGGGGATTGTAATTTTGATTCAGGGGCTTATTTAGGCCAAAAAAAACGGGTTTCCGATGTCTTTAGTATCGGTGGCCACGAATACTACAGAAATAAATCAGGGCGCTGTATTGATGCGCCATGCTGTGGTTGCTGTACTATTTAAGGATTAAAAATGACACAATTAGAAGCTTTAACGCAAGCCCTGTATCTTGGAATTATTGCACCTACCGATGAGCAAAGCGAGAGAATTACAAGGCTTTTGCCTGGCTTGTCTTTGGGTTTAAGCCCTGATGAAATAGAACAATGTAAAAACGATGCTCTTGTTTTGGTGAGGGCTGAATGATATATGCAACCCTTGCCCTAATCTTACGAATATTAACTAGACGATAGATCAAACCCTCTTCGGAGGGTTTTTTCTTGTCTGAAATTTAAGCCTTTAGGGGCTTTTTTTGCGTCTATGCTATCCAAGTATCAATTGAGTATAAAAAAGGCTTAGAAGGGGCTTTTATCGCTTTTTAATGGCATTTCCTCGCACAATTTGCGCATTGTTTCATTTAGTGCTGCCAATTCATCCATCTTTTTAACATTCCACAATCTGCGCTGCCCATGTATTCCATTAAGCGAACCCCTGTGACAATCTGCGCATAGTGGCATTGACGTATACCATTGCCCCTGGTGAATTTCATGGCATTCACTTGGTGGCGGTGAATCGCAAATAATGCATGACATGAGTTTAATTCTGGCAATGTGCAACCTTTCCCCTGCTGTTGGCTTTGGTTTGTTTTTTGAATACATTATTGGGTTGCCTTAACTTCGGCTCTCATTGAGTATTGTTGTGTCCTCCAAACCTCAATTTTGGCTTGAGCTGCAGTTAGCATCCATCTGTAATTTTCCTCTTTTTCTACTGCCTGTCGAATGCCCTCTAATATTTCAACATAATCAGCGTGAGCATAAGCAAAGGTTTCCTGTTTACCAAGAACCTCTGTTCCTGCTTGTGACATCAATTGGGCTTTTTTTGATTTTCTGAATTCCTCTAGAAACATCCTATCTGCCTTTGATTTGGCATATAAAGGAGCTGTATCTATTAGATATTGAATCGCTTTTGATGGATAATCCATTAGATAATCTCCACAACATTATTATTTTTTGATTTTAGATAATCTCTAGTTTTCTGAATATATCTTTCAAATTCAGACCTAGAAATACTAGATTGTTGGAGATCGGCAAATTCGATCAACTCTCGAACTGCCTGAATACCCTCTCCATCAAGCACAATTCGCATTGTTGAGTTATATCGTTCTGCGGCTTTGAACAGGGCTTTTTGAGCCTTTTCGCAGACTGGTAGCACTTCAGGGCCGACACCGCCTCTCGCCATCGTTTCTGACAGGTTTAACACCTCAGTAAGGGTGTGCCAATCCTGAATTGTTCCCATGCCCTTAGTTATCGCTTCTAGGGCTGAGTATTCCATTACCCTGAGTTTGTCTAGTTTGCTTCGGTGGGTGATTGAAGCACCGATCACGGCATGTTGAATCGGGTCAATCAACGCCCACCTTTTGCGTTTAACTTGCTTGCGCATTTTTCTCTTTTAACTTTGCTTCAATAGTCCGAACAAACATTCCCCATGTCTGCTCGTGTGTTCTAGCTGTATTACAAAGCAATGTCACATCCTCATCCGTTAGCTCTATCCATGTTCGTTGGGCTTGAATCTTATGGCCTTCTGACGCACAAACACCAACCCGCAAGCAGTCACCAACCCTCACTTTTGGTTGCTCTATGTGTGTCAATGGATGAAATTGCGCGTAAAACACTTCCATAACGGAATCAGGCTTACGATAAAACGCTGTTACTGCTGTTCCTTCTGATGTCACATCAACGCCAATATGGACAGGATGTAGTTTTTCTTCTACTGGCTGTGCTAAATACTCTTTAATTTCATTAATAGCACTCCTTGCTCTAACCGATTGCCAGTGCGTCTCGTTACTCCATGCTATTTCTCCAAACGCCTTCAAAGCGAGATTTAAAACCTCATCTTTGGTCATACGTCCTCCATCTTGTAGTTCAGTTTGTGATGTTGAAAACGCATGGCGGCTTCCATCTCTAATTCTTTGAACTGTTCATCAGCCAATAAACCAATGACATCACGCCCATTGAACCAAATCTCTTTGATTGACTCGTTATAGGTTGTTTCTCCATCGTTTTCATACTCATAAACGACAGTAACTACCTCGCTGCCTGCACCTGTTGTTGTGTCAAATTCCCATGTACTCATGATTGCTCTCCAGTTGCTTTGGCGATGGCGGCACGAGCTGACTTCTGTGCGTCAGGGATTGGTGCGCCGGTCTGGCGGTATCGCTCGGTCATGGCCTCCAAATTGATCAGCGCCTCCAACAGATCAGGCGCTGCGGCAATCAGTCGGGCATCTGATTCTGATTGAATTTGTTTAGCAATATCTGGTCTTAGTTCACCATTTGCGATGAAGTAGCCCTCATTCTCTGTGCCATATTGCCAATGATGCTTTGTGTGTGTCATACATTCACTCCTGTTAAAAACTGTTAATTTACGCTTGTTTTTTTCTTTTTCTACTAGGACAAACCCTTAGTCCAGACATTCTTTGACGCATACATCAATCCCAGATTGGGAGCTGTAAACCTTGGTTACATGGATATTTACTATCTGAGAATCATCCTTGTAAACCACTCCATTCATGGCATCTTCTACGCTTTTCAGCACATTGGAGGCATCCGGCTTCTTAATTGGCTTCTCTAAGCCGTTTAAACAGGCTTCTAGGCGCTTTTTAGGCAATGACTTAGGGATAGGTGCTCGAATGTACAAATACAGCGTTACAGGGGTTTCTAATGCTTCGCTGCTTCCCATTGCTTGAATAGCTGCTTCTTTGATTAAAGACTCATAGTTGCGGGTTTTGTCAGGGGTGTAAGTTTGGACAAAGTTTCCACGTTTGGCATACCTTGCT